TAAAAGTAGTTGAAATTTCCAACCGCTTTATGTATCATTTGTTTCGTAGGTAACTTTTACCAAACCCAAAACCAGAAAGGTGTTTTAAAATGTCTAAATCAGAAGTTAGTCAAGAAGAAGTTACGCAAGCGGTAGCCGATCAAATGGCGCAACAAGAAGCCGAAACCCACACTACAACCGTTAAGGTTAAACATACGTTGATTAAGTTCTTTAATGAAGAACTGAATACCGTTAAAGAAGTTTATGTAACCGGTAAACTTTCGGTTCCAGAGTGCCAGAAGTTCGTTAAAGAAATGAACGCTAAAAACGTTTACATTCTTAAAGAAATGGCAACCGAAACTTTCGATGTTAATACTGTTGCTTTGATGCAACTAAAAGGGGCTAAATAATTATGTCATTTGCAAAAAAGAACAACGCGAAAAACGAGAAACTTTTTAACTTCACTATTCCAGAAGGGTTTGATTATAAAGACTTGAAACAGTTGGTTGCCGAATATGGTACTAAACAGGTTCACATGGTTAACGCCCTATACATCAACACTAAAGGTAAGTATGGTGACGCCCCTGTAATCGCTACAGATAACGAACTGGTTAACGCGCCTCAACACTTGGTAGATACCGTTAAAGATATCATGAAAGACGGTGAAAGCATTTCAACCATTAACAACGGTTACGCGGGTTTCAAAATTTACCCATACGAAAATAAGTATGGTTTGTGTTACGGTTTGCAGTGGGTCGATATTGACGAAAAACCCGCTAAAAAAAAGTAGTTGAAAACCAACCGGAAATCATAGACGATTTTGATGATGATATTCCATTTTAAATAGGGTAATTAAGGGGCTGAAATTAGCCCCTTTTTTATGTTTGCAATTTAGGTAAAAAACCCGTATATTTAAACCATGCAATAACGCATAACTGAAAGGGGTTCAAAATGTTCATTTATAATATCTGTAATGACTATTCTCTAGAACTAGCAGACGTTGAAGGTATTAAAGAAATAAGAAAAAACAACGTTTTCACTGCTACGAAAGGAAAGGTAAATGGTTTACCCTGTATTTGGTGGCGTAACCGTTGGTCTGAATTGGTAGCCGTTGAAGTTGATGATAATAGTTTAGATGGTTATGTAATCGGAATGACATAAAAACAAGGGGCTAATTTAGCCCCTTTTTTAATCATTTCAGAATGTTATTAACCCTGTTTTGCACTTCTAAATAATCATCCCCTAACAGTCCTTTTCGTTCCATACCATCCCCATAATCACCCATTAGAACCGCTCTAGTGAGACGTTTAAGGCGGGTTTCGTTTGCTGGCACACTAACCCCCTGTAGGCTTATGTAACCGCTAATAGCAGGGCTTGCGGCTTTCAGGTAGCGTGTTTTTACAGTGTTCTGATAGTTGCCTTCAATTACTTTTAGATAATCCCCTGTAACTTCTGCAACAATTCCAACATGGTCTAACGTCCCGTCTGTAAACCAATCGTAAATAATTAAATCCCCTTCATTGATACCGCTTGAACCCTTAAAAAACGTTTTCCATTCTTTAGCTATTTTAACTTGTTCAAAAACTGAAACCTCAAACGGGAATTGTCCGGATTCTAACCCCGCTTTATGGGCAACTACACTGGTAAACATAGCGCACCAATTATCTTCAAATTTCATACGATACCGGCGCGACGGTTTAACAAGCGAAACACAATTTTCATTGTAGTAACTAATCAACTCCCGCTTTTGAGAATCACCCGCTTTCAAATACTTTGAACCAATATCAACCAAGTTTCTCATTTAATTATAACCCCGCTTTGCAATAGAGAAATTATATTCATTTTCTCGTTTAAAGTAGCTTTACATTTCAAGTTTATTTTCTCAACTTCAACAAACCCTGAACTACCCATAAGAACCCCTGTTTTAGAAACCATGTTATTAAAAAACCCATTTACTATTTCAGGTTTTGTTATCCGAACATAAGCAGAATAAAATTTATTCAACATTCCAGAATCGCTAACAACGTCTTTAACAACAACACGCCCAAACCGGAAAGGTATTTTCCGACCTAAATTTGTTTTCTGGCTCACTATTGGGGTTTCAGAACCGTTGTAAACGTTAACAACAACTTCACCGTTATAACAATCGATAAGATATTCTGAACTAATTGTTTTACCAATCACTAAAGACGGTTCCAAATCAATAACAGAATCAACAAAAGGGAAAAACATTTCTAGTTTAACCCCGTCAAAATCAGAACTATTCCCGGTTTCAGGTATTGGGATTTCCCCCAGATCAACCGTTAACAAATCATTATTTATAACATTTGCTTCAATTGTGCTTACATAATCCCCCAATTCTATGAATGTAGAATCAGGATAGTAATCAGATGGTATTTTAAAAGGTATCTTTAACAATTCAATAACATAATCCCGCTTATCAACACTACTCTCAGGGTTTGCAGGATCATCGGCGGGGATTTGCGCCAGAGCTTCTAAATTTTCAGGGGTTGTTAAATACAATCTATTGAAAGGAGCGATTGTTGTAACGCCTGCTATTTTACTAACATCAATTGAAATTAACCCTAAATCAGAATCAAATAATCCATAATAACTTTTTATTTCTGCTCTAAATTCATCCCCATAACTTGCATAATTATTAAAATTTAAACCTGCTCCAGTTGCCGGGCTTATTAAAAAATCAGAAACCGAATCAATGGGACTGTCCCCGGTCGGTCTAACTACTAGCCAAGTATCAGGGGAATAAGTAATATCAGAATCTAAAATATCGAATTCAGTATCAGGCTGAAATGTTTTTACTATGGTTCCAATTCCCTCTTCTAAAGTTATTTCAAAATCATTTCCAACAATAGAATTGAAAATAAATGTTTGCTTTGAAACAGGCATAAATTATCCCCAACGGTAAACGCTCAAAATTGAATTATCAGTTTCTTCTAAAATAACCGGACTGGTTTCATTAGTTATAATTTCCCGCCCGGTTCTTTCAGATTCATACTCCCCATAATCCCCTACATTTATTTTACTTCGATAATACGCTTCACTGTTTAGAATTTCGGTTTTGTAGGTTTCTAAATAATCAACCTCACAACTCAATTTTGAAACAGTGTTATTCATTACCGTAATATTTCTAACAAAATAAAACCTTTCAATTTCTGTTATGAAACAATAATTATAATCTTTATAATCAACTCCCGCGATTGTTTCCAGAATTAAATCAGGGTTTGTAATATCCGTATCTGATTTTAAATAAATGGTTACACTTTCAGGTTCGGTTAACGTTTTATTTATAACGTTGTCACCGTCTAAAGTTTTATAAAGAGTTAGTAACATAAAACCCCCAATAAAAAAGGGGACACAATGGCCCCCTTTCTTAATTACTTATTCAATGGATTTAGGCCACAAAGAAAACAACAAAGTTTTCATCAAGGTCATTATAGAACCCTGCATCAAACTTATAAAAGTTTGTGTAGAATTCCGCTTTAGGGTTGTAGTTAGTTGTAACCCGACGATCAAGGTTAGAAACCCCTAGCGCGTCTCGGTCAAAAATAACCCCTAGAATGCCGTCAAAAACAACTGTATTCCCCCCGCTGGTTTTAACGTTGATTGTTGAAACATCGTCAAACCCATAACCGGTCCCCGAACCTTGCCAATATGGAACCGTCTCATGTTGTGGCAATAGTAGCCGTTCAGCGTTTTGAGTGTTGCTCAACAAAAACGCTTCACTTGCTTTTGCGAAATCAGACAGCAAAACAACGTGTTGTTTATCTTTAGGCGTGAACCGTTCTTTAGCCCCAACGTTAAACAACTTTGAAATACGCGCCATACGGTCGCTGTATAGCCCCATTGTATACGTTGCATACCGCATGAAGTCAGAACTTGTAAGGGCTTCACTAGCGTCTAGTGTGGCGGTAAATTCAGCGTTATAAAGGGTTAGAAGGTTAACCGCTTTTACACTGGTTTCAGTCGGAACAATTACAGGGTTTGTAGGGTCTTCATCATTCAAACCAGCCCACAACGTTTCGCCCATCATGTTGTTAATGGTTCGCATGATTAGCGCGTCAAGTTTAACAGTCATTGAATTCTCTACGCTGGTTGTAAGCATAGAAAGAAAACCGTTCAACTGGTTAGCATTTGAAAAACTTTCTTTTACTTGCATTTCAGTAAATGAAAGCGGGATTTCAAACGTGGTTTTACTGTTAAAAAACTTAACACTAACAGACGGTTTATAAAAAAAGTTAGGGTTATATTCGGTTGCGTCTGTTAGGTCCCAACTTTCGTTTTCGGTTCCCGCTGGCAAATCAGCACTAATCTTTTCAAGAATAGAACCGAATTCCCATGAATCCATCAATACAGAAGGAACCGCCCCTGAATATAGACGTTCCTGAAATACAACTTTACCAATGTGGTTAACAAGGTTTTTAACGTAATTATCAACTTTATCGGCATTAGCAAGCGCCTTACCGATACTAACAACGTTTGATAGGTCTTCTTCTACTACTTCTGTTTCTCCCAAAATACCGGCGGTTGCCGCATTTACGAGTGTATAAATCTGTTTAACTTTCATATCAATTCACCTTTTAATAAATACTTAACGTTAAGTAACCGGCTATATCGTCCAATACAGACTTTACTATACTGTTTCTGGTTGTAGAACTCAACCGGTTAAACATAGTTGTAACGTTTATTTGTTCGTCGGTCAAGGTTCTAGTGGTTAACCCTGTTAAATCATCTGTTCCACTGGTTGAACTACCTTTATCATCAACCATTGTATTAGAGTTAAACGCTGAAACCTTATCTGTAGAATCGTTACTGTTTAACCTTTCTTCTGTTCTATCTATTGTTTCTGTAACTTCCCGCCTATCGTTTGGGTTTTCAAGTATAACCCCCATTTTAACGTAACTATTCCATGTTTGTTCAAAGTTCAAAATTAACATAGTTGCAATGCTGTTAATATCGTTACCTTCAAACGGTTCAAAAACTTGTTTATTCCCGTAATTAGTAACCAGCATTAAATCTAAAACCGCTTCATTACCTTCAAAGAACGGAAAAAAGTTAACCGTTTGAATGGCTGAAAACAGACTAGCCCCGTTTATAAACTCTTTTAAATTACTCATCTTTAGCCCCCTGTAATTCAGTTAGACGAACTAACATAATTTCCCTTTCTTCTTCTGTTAGTTCGCCGTTTTCTAAAGCGGCTTTAATTTCGTTTATTTCACTTTCTATCTTTTCGTTTGAGAATCCGTCTAACAATTCTGACGATGATTTCAAAGATGAACCATCTATCATTTCTTCTGATTCTTCCGGTTGATTGTCTGATAGTTCTTCCCCTTCTTCTGTATAGGTTTCTAGTGTGGTTTCTTGCGGTTCTTCTTCTTCCCCTTCTTCTTCTATGGCTTTCCCTTCTTCTGGTTGCTCCTGTTCTTCTGTCAACGTTTCGTCTAACGTTTCGTCTGGCGTTTCGTCTAACGTTTCGTCTGGCGTTTCGTCTAACGTTTCGTCTACGATACCATCGACCATTTCTTTATTCTTTTTGTTCCAAACCGAACCATAATCAATAGAGATTTCCAGCCCGTATTTTTCGTTGATTTGTTCCAGTGCGGTTAATCGACATTTCATCATGTTATCAATGAAAGGATATAAAATATCGTCCCCTTGATCAACTTCTCCGCTGGTTAGGCGTTCGCGTTTCATGTTGAAATTAGCATCAAGTCCAATTTCATTAAACAAACCGGCTTTAATGTATTGTTGATATTCAATAAGGGTTGTGATTGAACTACCTTGGCTGTTTCCCGTTGTGTGGGTTTTAACACCTTCAAACATTGGTGACGAGCTTATAACCCCTAGTTCACCATTGATTAGATTTTCAAGGTATTTATCCGCACTTGCTTTTGTTTTGTCGTCGCTTGCGCTTAACATAATTTGTAGTCGGTTACTGTAACCGTTTAGAACCATGTTAATATCGTTTTCAGTTAACAGGGAATTGTATTTATTGAATAGCGGTAATAGACCTATCAGGCTATCATCGTTATGAATTAAAACCCCGTCCTTTTTTATGTCTAGTGTTTTGTTGAATTTTAAAGCAACGTTGTTAATTGTGATTTGTGACGGGTTCCCATATACGTCCTGTTCCCCGCCTAATCCCCCGCCGAAAGCGTAAAGTTCCCCTTCAACTTCTGTTATGAAAGCGTAACCATTATTTTGTAATAGTTTTTCCAGTTCGCGGTATGGGATGGTTTCAGGTAATCCCATATATTCAAACATTGAAAGCGTTTTAGCAAACATATAACGGTTGTTCTGTAATACGTTCGCTTGTTTGTTTTTGAAATCATACATGGTTTATTTCCTATCAATTTTGTCTATTAGTTTTTCCATTGCGTTTGTGTTTTCGTGCAACGTTTTTCTAAACTCGGCAATTACTTGTCCGTATTGTTTAACCGTTTCCCTATTAGACCAAAATAAAGCAATACTTACCGCAATAGGGAACCCCAAACTTTCTATCATTTCACCGATTACTACGAAATCCATATTAACCCCGTTTACAGATTTTAAGATAATTGCTAACTGCATCACCAATAGTATTATCTTGATAGTAAACCCGATCAGTTTTAAAGAACCACAAAACGCGCTCTTGCAGCTTGTTAATAGGGTTGTACATATTACGATTGTAATTTAGTTGGGGATTGAAGTCTAGGGAATATATTAAATCCGTTTCCCTTTCTTTTATTTCTGTTGTTTTAATATGTATGTAAGTAAAATAAATTCCGTTTATTTCTATTACTTCACATTGGAAAATAGAATCATCGAATTCTATAAAGTAAATTAAAAGAATATCTTTTGGCTTATATTTAAAAGGTAAGTGCGGGTAAATATCTAATTCCCATGCGCCCCCTGTTATCATTTCTAGTTTAGGGTTATCAAATGCGAAATACTTATTTGATTTTTCCCCTTTACTAATTGAGGCGCAATACTCAACCGCAACGGTTAGTTTTGAATTGCCGTAATGGTATACATCAATAGCCCCTTGAGTCATTTTGGTAATATGTTTTAATCCCATTTCACCGAAATACGGGCAAAATTTAGAGACGGTATTGCCTAACATATATATTTTAACATCGTCTCTTTTTCGTACTATTGTTGAAACCGTATTCATAAATAATACGAATTCATCTTGAAGGTATAAACGCCCTGTTAGAAATTCATCAAAAATTATTGTAGTAATGTTAGGGAATGACGTTGATTTATCGTGTTCCCCGTCTGATAGAGCAAACGTAAAACCGATTATATCTTGATCTGAATAAATTGTTTTACCGTTATCATCGTAGTTACATAAGTAAAATTTTCCCGCCCAATAGTGGACGCCAGTAAACGCCCCTTTAGACATTTTTTCTACTTCTTGATTATCGTTTATACCAGAAAATAAACGTTGCGCCCTTCTACCTGTAATGTCTTCTTTCCATCGTCTCACATAACCGAATTGCGCCCCCGTTTCAAAGTAGTTTTTAAGGCTCTTTTTTAACATGGCGTAGGTTTTACCGTTTGAACGTTCGCCGAAAATAATATTATATGTTGCGTTTTTCTTGTCTATTTTTGCCGTGTTATAGAATTTACTCATACGTGTTTAACCCCTTTATAAATGTAACCTTTAGATAGATTTTGTAAAAATTCTTTATATTGATCTGCTACTTTCAAAGTGAAATCACAACTTTCCAAGTGTACGCTTGATAATGGATTTACTGTTTCTTCATTTCCTAAATAATCTATACACTTGAACTTTAATTCATCGTCAATATAGGTATGGGTCATTTTACCGGTTCTATCAGACGGAATATATAGAGAATCGTTGAATAAAGAAAATACGTTTTCGGTGTCCCCTGCTAGTTCGCGCATATAGTCTAACCCGTTTTGTTTGCTTAACCCTGCTACTGTTAACGATAGTTCATCCCCTTCTTGAGTTAGGTATCGTTTAGCCCCTAATGTTTTAAACCGTGTATAGGTGCCTTCAAAATCCCATACGCCTATTGTTTTAATATGGCCCTCTTTCGTTTTAGGCGATAAAAGTTTACGATCAAATTTGTAATAATCGCACATAGTTTCCATTTTCAAAATTATTTGAGTATCGAACCAATCAATATAAGGTTTATATTTATCATAATTAAAAAGTTTTAAACTATCTGTATCTGAATAAACGTAATCATCCCCCGCTGCAATGATTCCAGTCCATAGATTTTTTCGGGCATAAGCTGTAACCCATAAACCCCATGCGTAATATAGAAATCTGTTTTTACTTTCGTTGTAGTTGGTTATTTCTTCTTCTAAATCTACTTTTTCGGTTTCCCAATCGTCTGTATAAATTGCGTTATCTTTTACTATGTCTGTAACACTCATTCCATATATGGAATTTAACATACCTTTAGAAAGCATATATTCAACTTCCGAACCATCAACACCTTTAAGAATAGTTTTATCCTGATACAAATCTAATATTGATTTTATAATTGATCGCGGTAAATAGTTTTTATGGGCATAACGAACGTTTGCAACGGCTATCCCATCCCATGAATAAACCTGTTTCATTATTTCGTAGTCAACTTCTGTAAGGGTTACAGATAGAGAATCAGCGTTTACGATTCGACCGTTGTTTATAGTGGGGTTTGAAATTTCAAAACATTTTGATTCTGAAATATAGGTTTCTTGCGTTATTTTCCATTTCAAATCTGTAAATTTAACATCAAAAACAACCGCGTGTTTTTTGCATAGTTCGTCTAATTCATCTATTGATTTAACTTCTATTTCTTTAAAACGAGACATAGGGAATTTTTCAGAAACCATTACCGCCGGATAACTAGACGTAAAATCTATTGATGAAACGTCTTTTAAAGTTTGGCCGCTGTAATTGGCGTTAGCATGGGTGAACCCACCCATAAAAGCGCGTTTTAGTTGCACGTATGTTTTCGGGTCTATCGTTAAATCTTTCATAATTTGCCTATAGCGGTAATACTTCCCTTTACTACTTTTTCTGTGGTTTGTATCGGTAAAATAACATTCTTGTTTTACGTGTTTTCTAACCCTCCCTGTATTTGTCATGGGGATTTTAACAACGTCCCCATAGAGGTCTATTTGCTCGCTTATATATGCTGTGATTATTTCTATGTCATTATTAACATAGTCCATTTCAGGACCTGTTAATGGCGTATGTGGCGTTCGTATTAGTGAATAGTCTAAATCCCCTACTAACTTTTTTATTTTATATTTAGCTAGATTTTTAGCCGTATTAGCTAATGAAAACCCACTTAAAATATATGAACAACGAAACTCAATACCATAATCGCATAACGCTTTTATTGGTTTCCTTTCTGCAACCGCGAAAACTTGTAACCATTTAAAGTATTTACGCATGAACTGAAATTCATAACCTAAATTGTGAATGTAAATAACTAATCTTTTTTCTTCACTTAATCCGAACGTTTTTTGTAGTAGTTCGCAAACCTGTAAGAAATTAGACCAATCTCTACCATAATAAACACCTTTATTGTGGCCGATACCTAACGCCCAAATGTACATAAAAGCGGCTTTATCATCCCCAACTTTAATACTACTGGTTTCAATATCGAACCCACATGGTAAATTTATATAACTGATTTTTTTATTTGTTTTTATTGTTTCGTATTCTAATTCGTCTAATAACCCAATTATTTCAGAATATTTAAACATCATAACCTGCTTTTAATTGGATGAATTTATTTTAAAGAATACCAACCAGTACTAGCCCATAACGGAACCGGTTCATCATACTCTTTTAACGCCCCTGTTATCGCTTCAACCATACCATCTAAATTATCCCCGCCTTGATCTAGGTTAATGTTAGAGTCTTTTACATACTGGTTCACCACTTCCCATATCTTTTGGTAGCCTATGGCGCTAGCCATGTCTTCAACGGTTCTTAAATACTGTTCAACTTTACTTGATAGTTCAAAGAACCTTGCCGATTTAGCTTTAAGTTCTTTTAAGTTCTTATATTTAATACCAGTGTTAGCAGCCATTTCTTTTAAAACGGAACCAGCCCCCCGAACCGTTGAAGTTTCGCTATTGATAAACCTTCTTAACCTTGCTACTTCTGCCTGAACTTCATTATACGTTTTACCCTTAACCCCAAACTTCCCTTTACCTTCTGCTATGTATGCCTGATAAGCGGGAGTTGATTTCAAATTATTAGATTCTAATCGAGCTATTCTTTTGTTTGCTTTGCTTGCGAGTCGGGAAGTTTCTTTTCTTAACTCCCTTATTTCTTTTTTCTTTTTCTCTACTGCTTTAACGTCCTTTTTAAAAAATTCCGGTAGCGGTTTACTATCTTTATTAAACGTTTTTTTAGCCATTGAAAACCTTTTATATTTAACGGTAAGTGACTGTAAATTATAGTTTAAAATAACTAAAATCGCAAGTTTAAATTAACTCGAAAAAGGTTCATTT